ATCAAGATGGCGACTGTGGTGCTGACAGGTGTCAATGTCTCAAGCGAGTTTGTCTACGACTCATATCTCGGCATCGTCACGATCCGTCAGGACGCATTCCCGACGATGGGGCAACACAACGCACGATTCCCAAGCGGGCTGCAGTCGACGCTGATCGAGTACTCGGCAGGGTACACAACCACACCCGACGACATCCATCAAGCGTGCCTTGTGATTGCAGGCACGATGTACTTGAGCCGCAAGTCGGACACATCGCTGCAGAGCGAGTCGCTCGGCGACTACTCGTACTCGATGGCGAGTGCGGATTCGTCACGGGCGATGATGGAGGATTTGCTTGGGAGTTGGAAAGAGATCCGATGAGCGTCGACAGTTTGATCGCACAATTTGGGCAGAGCCTGACGATCCACACACGAGCAGAAAGCGTTGATGCAGGTGGCGCATATACCCGTGTCTATACAGCGTCGGCAACAATCATCACGGTGTATCTGCAGCCTGCAACGCCGAATGAGGCAATGCTCAACGGTTCGATCCGTGCATCGACAAGTCTGACCGCATATGTTAATGCGCTCGACGGGACAAGCTTGGCAACTGGACAGCGGCTTGTTGGTGGCGATCCATCGATCATGTACGAGATCACAGGATTCCGCCGACCCGATATGCGAAGCGGTCCTGACACCATGGCATATTTTATCCTTGCGTTGACAGCGGTTGAGGGCGAGTCATGAGCGCAAGCCATAACTTTTCGGCTGCTGACATTATGTCGGCAAACATTGAGGGCATACAGCGTGGTCTCAATATTTCGATGGTCGCACTGCAAAGGGAACTGCGAATCACATTGAGCAAGAAGGGCACAGGTGTTGCATATCGAGGTGGTAAGAAAGGCAAGGGCTCGTATCGCAGACGATCCGCACCATTTAACCCGCCAGCCGTTGACACAGGCACTCTGCGGAACTCTGTTCAAACAGCAACGGTTGAGAATCGAACTGGTCGAAATTTCGTGTCCGTTGTCATGTCAGGACTTGTCGCAGGCGTGAACAAAGATGCACGCATACCACGGTGGCTTGAATACGCAACCCGCTATATGCATCACCGACCGTTCATTGCGCCAAGCATTAAGGTGATCAAGCCGAAAGTCGTCGACATCATCGAACTGCAGATGGACAAGGCGATCAAGAGAATGCGAACTCGAGCAATGAAGGCGGCACAATGAGCCAAGTAATCCTGACCACGATCTACAACAAGTTGACTGCAGTACCAACCCCTGCGGTCTACAGCCTAGTCGGTGGAAAAATATATCAACTGGAAGGTCCGCAAGGATCGATCATGCCGCTCTTGGTCTATGCGATAAGCAACGAGGACACCACGACATTTATGTCGTCGGCAACGCAAACCATGCACACGCTCGACTGTGCCTTCACCTTCTATTTTCCGTCTGACACTTCCGTGGCGCAAGCGATGGCTGCCGAGGCCGCCTTGTTCCTGCTCCTGCAGAAGGCGAGCATGACACCTTCGGATGTCTCATACTCGACGATTGAATCGATCTGCACTTCTCGGGGAGTGCCTACGATCAATGTAGACTCGATCGTCATCGACACGACATACAGAATTTTCGCAACGAAACAATCTTAAAGGAGAATCACAATGGCAGGAATGAGCGGAGTAGCAGGAAATGTAGCAATGGCAGGTTGTATCGGTGGAATCATTAAGTCATGGACAGCAAATTTCACACGAGCAACAACTGACATCACAGGTTTTTCGAATGCGACACGCAATCGAGCGATCGGCATACAAGATGTCACTGGCTCATTGACAGGATCGATCGACGATACGCTCATGCCTTTGCTAGGAATAGCATCGACTTCTGCCACTTCACCAGTTTCGCTGACGCTGACGGCACAGGGCGGCAACACGATTGCATTCCTTGCACTGATTGACTCGGTCACTTTGGGAGTGGCAGTCGATGGAGAAGCAACCTTCTCATGCAATTATGCCATCGCCTCAACTGCGACCGCATACACCAGTGCAGTCACAACTACTGTTTGGGCGTGAGCGAAGAATTCAATCCATTTGCAGGTCGTCACGACTCCCCTGACGATTTGCGGGTGGAGTTTTTCTTTCAAGGCAAGCAGTACGCTCGATGGGTTGGCGCAATGGATCGCAAGGATGCCTTGCAATTTGTCATGCTTGCTGAAAACATATCGCCATCGCTGAAGCGTGATCTCGTGCGTGTTACTATCAAAAGTCGAAAGGAACTCGCACGATGGAAACCAACAAACCAAAAGCCCGCCTGGTAGCAATCGGGAGGCACATGCTCTCGTGTCTCTCTGCAAACGACTACATCGAGATCGGAGAGCGCAGATGGCACGCACTTCACAACCGAGCGCAGGAAATGCTCGAGGACTCCCGTGCTGACTCGACACAGCGAGTCGAGACCATGAAGGCGATCTACGACCTACGAGACCGCACGACGCAGCTGGCGATACAGCACGGCGCAACGCTCGAAGGTGCGCTCGAGGTGATCGAGCACGCCTGCAAAAAGGCAAAGGTTGACGGAAGCGAGGCGATTGCGCTGATGCAGCCCGAGGTGGTCGTGTCGACTGCGCTCGCACTGTTTGGCATCGATCTCGATGCGGAGTCTTCAAGCCCAAAATGACAGCGGGGAGCGGCGACCTCGACTGGCATTCGCTCGCCGCATTTGTTTCGCACTACGCACCAGGCTCGACTGATCCGATGGCGTTGCCCGTGGATCGACTGCTTGCGATTGCGCACGCAACGAGTGCGCTCCTCGTGCGCAACGCAGAGGCACAATCACAGAGCATGCGTAGGATGAGATAGCACCATGAATCCATCCATCGAAGTACAGATCACGGCGAGACTCGACAAACTTGATGCTGCTTTGAAGGTGGCTGAAGCGAAGATCGGGTCAAGTGCCGTGACCATGGGAAAGGCAGGCGAGCAAGGCGGCAGCATGTTCGTCGACAAGATGGTGGGAAATATGGTTAAGGGCTTGGCTATGGGTGCGGTCTCAAATGTAATTGGCAACGGAATTTTGACTGCGCTGCAAGGAGTCAACGCAGGCAAAAGCGGCGAACAGATCGGCATGGATATTTCCAAAGGGATAATCGACGGCGCAAAGAGCATTCCAGTCGTTGGAACAGTGGTTGCAATCCTTGACGAAATGATCAACGGAATGGATCGACTTGCTGCGGCTGCACATGATCGAGCGGCTACTGTTGCAGATTCATTTCGTCGGGCTTTCCATGACATTGCAAAGACGAGCGAAATTACTTTGCAAGTTGTGACAAGAAAAACTGAAGACATGGCTGCAAAAGCCGATCCAGTACAGCAAGCAAAATTGAACACACAAAGAACAATTGAAGATGCGAACGCAGGTATAAAGAAGATCGAAGATGACAAGAAGATGTTGCGACAACTGGCTGCATCTCAAGAAGCAAAAGCAATTCAAGCAGCCGTTGATGACAGAAATGCAAACGCAAAAAGCACTATGGCAAGCAATGGGAAGATTGTCAACGAAGATGAAATAAATAAAGTTTTGGCTGATCGAAGGAGAGATGCCGCATCAACTCGATTGGCTGAAGAACAAAGGATTGAAAAAATGAGTCTTGATCTTGTCAAGGCACTCAATGCGCAAAAAGTGCAAGCCGCTAAAACTGGCATAGACGATCTAGCAAAAATTGAAGCAGAAAATAATTCCAAAGCCGATGCTGCACAAAAGACTGCTCAAGACAAAGCAGAAGCAGAGCAAACAAAATTTGCGCTAGAGGTACTCGCAAATTTTAAGAAGCAGAAGAAAGATGAGTACGACGCTGCAGTTCAAGCGCAACAGGACATCATCGATGCCGAGAAGCAAGCGCAGGCACAGATTGACAAGGTCGGTCGTGTCGATCAGTTGGCAAGTCAGGCAGCCCGTGGCATGATCAACAGCGGACAAACTGCGCTCGGTCAATTCAACTTTGCGCAACAAGGCGCAGGTGGAACTGCGCTCGACATGGCAAAGAAGCAAGTGATGAGTCTCGAAAAGATTGAGGCTGCAACTGCCGAACAGGTCCGACTCACGAAGGAAAATAAGGGCTTCCAATAATGGCAACGGTCTACGAACTTTTCACCAGTCGGAAGTATGTCAACAATGAGGGCAAGCCTCGTGCAGAGCGACAGTTTGTTGTCGTTGATGCAGCGGACGAAAGCGTTGTTGTTGGGTTGTTCGGCTCAACCTTGCCTGGAGAATACGAGCACTATCCAAACGATTCAGGCTTGCCGTACGACATGCTTGCATTCGATTACTCGATCACGAAAGATCCGAGTGCAGTCAGCACATGGCAAGTCACGATGCGCTACCGAGCAGAGATCGGCGCAACCTCGGGATTCAACAATCCGACATCACCGCTGCTCGAGCCTAACGAGGTTGGGTATCGCACTGCTCGACTCTCGATGGCTGCAGAGTTCCGTGACTTGTGGCGTAACTTTGCCTCGGTCGCTGCGTTGCAGGCGGTCGCAAGTGGCGACTACTCGGTCACGGACATCGGCGGGAGTTCGATCGATGCGGCTGGCATTCCACTCTCGACCCTTGTGTACAAGCAGGAGATCACGATCCTGATCACAGACTCATTCCTGCCAAATGCGCAAGCAGTCGCAGTGCAGATCGGGACACGCAACGCATCGACATTCCTGAACTATCCGTCAGGATCGGTCGTGTTCGCAGGTTGCAACTGCGAGACAATTCCCGAGGTCGGGCGCAACTCGATTGAGTATCGGTTTATCTACGACCAGTGCTTTCATCAGATTCAATATCCAGTTCGAGGCAACAACGGATCGCCGATCCTTGCGGCATCAGCATCAGGCTCAATCCTCAAAGGATCAGCAGCGCAAGTTTATTTCAAGCAGCCGTTCAAGTACACGAGCAACTTCAGCAACCTATCACAATACTTTGGAGGACTATAAATGGCAGACGAAATTACTATCTCGCTCAATGTCGATGTTGCGGCAGGCAACTACCGTGCATCGTTTCGACCAGGAACGATTCAGCCCGACATGGCAGGTTTTCTTGGTTCGGACATTTCGCAGAACATCACGACGACAATCATGAATCTTAATGTCGGAGCAGTCGGCACAAACGCAGGTGGCTACTACTGGTTTCGCAATCTCGACACAAGTACGAGCATCACATTTAATCCGTCGATCAAAATTGCATCGTGCGCAGCAACTGAAGCGGGTACATCGTTCCCGTTCCTTAATCTGCGACCAGGTGAATTTGCGCTTGGTCGATGCGTGACTACTTCGTTCTCTGCGATCTCCTCGACTGCCACCGCAAACTTGCAATTTGGAATCTTGTCGCTGTGAAACTGCCTCGCTTCACAAGTGGAAGCATTGGTCGTCTCGATTACAAGGCCCTGAATCAGGCGTTCACCTCCATCGAAAAGATGGACGGCAAAGCGCAGGACGGCGGCTCGTATGAGGGCGCACATCGTGAGTCGTTTATCGCCACGATCACGGGACTCATGACGGACTCGTTGCAAGGCGCAAACCAAACCACGGGACAGGGCACGCTGATCAAGACCTATGTCTACGACTGGAACGAAGTCGACATTTCATACGGCAGTAATGGCACGGGTTCTGGCGTAGGTGTGAGTGATCTCAATGGCGCACGAGGCATTGACTACGCAGACGGCGTGACGATCACAGCACCAAAATCGTATTACCCTGCGATCGACTTTGCGCCGTATCGCAGGTTCGCTGCAGGCGATGTCGTGTTGCTGACTCGCTGCGCAGTCAAGAGCGGCTCGACATACTCGATGATGTATTCGATCACGGCGGTCTCGGCGGTGACTCCGTTCCTTGCTCGACTGACAGGGTATATCGGAACAGTTGGACTCGGTCGATATGCGTGGACAGGACTGTCACGCATCATCGAAGGAACATCTGCGCTCAAGACGGGCGCAACAAATCTCTATGAAATGAATCGAGTATCAACGCCAGGATCATCAACAGCGTTGACGGTCAACGGAGTTTCGTGGGGCGGTTCAGGCGATTGGGGGCACGGACAAGTTTTAGCGGGCGCAAATGCAACGCTGACAAAATTAGGGTTGCCCGTAGGTGGAGAAGGTGTGGGTACAGTAGTCATCATGCACCAAAGTCATGTCGTTGAATCTGCTGGTGGCACTGCGTTCTACTTTTATTCTGTCGCACCAGTTTCTGCGAGTTGCGACATATGAGCGGCATCATCGGACTTGAACTTGAAGGATGTTGCTGCGCTCCGCAACCAAGTTGTATGCCGCCGTTTATCGGCGGCAATTCCTGCGGCGCACAACTTGAAATCGAGATCGACTGGAAAAGTGTGCAGCGGCAACAATGGGACAACTACTCTGCATACATTCAGTGTGGATTGACACCGCCTAATCCTTGCTGCGATGGTCAAGGGAGCGGATGCTGTTCTGATCACCGTGCGGAATGCGATACTTCTATACCTGCGCTCGTTGGGACATACTGCAACGGCGGCACGCTGCCTTGCGACCATAGCGATGTGACTGCCACCAATTTATGCGGAACAGGCAGTGGAGGCGTAGGGTGCTTTCAAAGTCTTTGCAACTTGTGGGTCGGACCTTCTGAAAAGTACGGATACAAACACACTGACAAATTTCGACTTTGCGCATTTGGATATTCTGCAGAGTGGATTCCGCAGGATTTAAGTCTCGATGCAGGGTGCATATATTCTGAAGAAGGTGGAGGCGGACCTGGTCCACTTGATGATTTTCAAGTAATTGCGAATCCTAGACAGGCAAAATGCAACACACAAATTGATGAAAACACGGTGTATCAGGGAATGTCTATAGGAGTTTTGGGTAGAAACTTGGACGAGTGCAACTGCACGCAGAATCCTTGTTACAACTACTCGGGACGAACTGAAGTCACAGTATCAAACAATGCTGCGATATGGCGCATCGGTGGATGGTGCAGTGATGGCGCAGGAACTATTTTGTATCCGTCACGCTACGGCGGGTTTGGTTCAGGTGGTTGCGAAGATCTTGGTAATACATCGAATTGCGGAGTTGAGGGCGAAAACTATTGCAAGTTTGACAAGTCATATTGTGCGATGGCAAGCAACAATCTTTTGCCTTTGACCGAGGGCTACACAGATTTTGCAACCATCACACGGACCTATCCGATGGGTGCAGGCGCAGTCACTTTCACAATCACAACTGCAGGCACTGGCTACACCGCAACGAACAAATCACAACTGACTTATGTCTCGGGTGGAGCGGGTGCACCAAATCCATACGGCGCACCGTTTATACAAATTACTTCTGTCAATGGCACTGGTGGCATCACAGCAGTTTCGATATTGACAAACGGAGCAGGCGACAAAATATCAGTTGGTCAAGTCTTTACTGTCACAGGCGGAACTATTCCTGCCGTGCTCACCGTGGCAAGTGTCGTTGCGTGGAGCGCAGCAAGCAAGCCGTGGTATCGGATCAAGTTGAGGACAATTCCAGTTGAGCAGTCGCAACTGCAAGATGATCCCGACGATGAGGTTCTTGCTCTTGAGCGTTGCAAAGATTTGCTGCAAGTGACTGAAGACCTAGCGCACTTTTGCAAATACAAAGACTGCCAAGCATTGCCGTCAACAGATCCATGTCCTGATCCTTGCGATGACTTTATATCCGTCACGCAACCACTTTGGCTTGACACGAACTATTCAGGCACAGGTTTCCAGTCAGACTTGAACTTCATGGGCCGAACGATTCAAGTCGATGGCGTTGATGTCAAGACTCCATGGGTCACTTTGGCGTTTCACTTGAAATGGGAGTTGAACGAAAGCGGAGTTCTTGTGCGTGACGAAATTTTGTATCACTGCTTTGGAACGCAGAAAGAGTACGAAACCTTTTGGCTTAACGATTCAGGCGGTGCGTGGCAAGCGCAAGGCACGGCAGTTGCAAACAAGAAAAAACTATTGTGGCTTGGCATCCGTGGCGACCCGTACAACATCAAAGACCTGGCGACTGGCGAGTGGTACACATACGGCGACGATCACTATTCGGAGTGCAACTCGATACAAGGTATTCGTGGAACAAATCCAGCCAATCTATTCTGTCCAGAATGTGCGCCTGCATATTGCGCTGCGAATGAATGCAACGGCGACAAGGGGCTTTGGCTTCCCGACAACTCCGACGAAGTGCGAATCAAATCCATGAGCGACAGTACGGTTGTTTTAGAAGGGCGAGAGAGATATCACTACAAATATCAAGTCTTGAATTTGGATCGATCCTCACAAACCGTTACACAAATCACTCCATTTGACAATTGCTGTTCTGGTCTTTTTGGATATGCGCCTACAGGTTGCCAAAGAGGCTTCGTGAAAGTTGGTCTTGACTTTTGCAATACCTGCAATTCAATATATAGCAGCAACCCATGTCCAGTTGATTATCAGGGCACAACAACTTGCGACGAATGTTGCACAAATTCGACCTCTTTAGATTATGCAATATGCCAATCTGGTCCGCCACCTTTGCCACCAAATCCCCCGTACTCATCGCCGATTGAATTTGGATGCGAAAGTGGCACGCCTGATTACGCTATGTCTGCCTCGTGGCGTAACGGCGAAGCACGAAACGCATGTCAAGTTGCAGGTGGTCACACATGGGTGCTCGACAACATGCCTGCGGTTTCACTTTACGGCGAAGCCTTGAATATTCCAGGCACGATGTACATGGCCCCGAACAACTTTTCGTCCGAGAATACCAGCCAATTCTACGGTTCGCAACAAGGAACAGATACTTGCGGTTTGCCTTGCACTCGTGACTACGGGCTGCAGGTCGACCCGTGCCTGCAGCCATGCGGTTTGCAAGATTGTGGATATCCTAGTCTCATCTCATCGTATACTTTGCCAATATGAACGATCCACTTGCAAGCAAAACATATAATCAGCAGATCGCAATGATGGAAGCGCAGAAGGCGCAGCAAGCGCAACAAGGCGATGCAAACAGACGCATGCAAGGATATGAGCAAGAAGAAAAGCAACTCGAGGATGTGTTGTGGGAAGCGGAACAAATACGACTCGGCAATTTGCATTTGATCGTCAACAGGCAGATGCAAAATTACGAGGCGAAGTTGGGCGAAAATTCTCCACGCTCGCTCATGCAAAAGGCTCGATCATTTGTTGAGGCGATGGTGAGTGCCGTCAAAGATGCCGCACCAAGCAAAGAGGTGTACGACGCTCGCATCAATGTTTGCATTGAGTGTCCTGCATTTGAAATTGCAATAAAAAATCCAAAACAGATCGGCCACTGCAAGGCGTGCGGCTGCGGGAAAAATCCGATGAGCGCATTGTCAGTCAAGGCAGGGATTGCGAAAAGCAGTTGTCCCAAGAAATTGTGGGATGTCGATCTGACGATCGACCCTGCAGCCGTTGCGCTGCCGATCGCTCCACCTCCGCAGTAACGAACTTTCTTGATCGGGGCTCGGCGTTGTTGATACCTCCGCCGAGCCCTTTTCCACTACGATCGATCCTGAAGCGTCGGTTTGTCGGACTACCACAGACACCACCAATACCCAAGGAACGCACCACAGGCGATCCTAGATCGTCAGATCTGGACGGCTGGAGATGCCGTACGCATTATCTGCAAAATACTGTGGGTGGGCTTGGGTATGCGCTTGGATCGTGTGGGGCGAGTGTAAGAAATTTGTAGAAAAGTTGTAGATAGACTTGACAACTGCCGATACATAGTGCATACTTCACCCGTTCAGACAACCACGACCCAAAGGGTCAGACAGGAAAGAAAAATGAAAACAGCAACACAAACAGCAAAGACCGTCAAGATCCTCGGACAAGTTGTGAGAGTCGGCAGCAAGAACCACAAGAAACTTGCCGCACAAGTCAAGCACTTCAACGATCTTGCAACATCAGAAAGAAACTAAAAATGAAAAACGCAACACAAACCGCAACATCAAAGATCGCCTTTCATGTCGTCTACGCAGATTGTCTTGAAAGCGTCGTCAAGGGATACGCAAAGATCCGCTCGCTCACAAGTGATTTTAAGTGGGAAGAATTGTCCGCAGTCCTCGACGGACTCTACAGACTGCACGGCGCAGCCGCTCCAGTTGTCGCTAACGACTCTTGGCGCATCGGACAGCATCCGCTGCAGATCGAGATCGCAAAGCAGACAACATCGATGGACTGCTGATTGCTCGCCCCACTCGCCTGACAAGGCGAGGACGGCGTGCACTCCGCACGAGTTCAGACACACAAGAAAGGCAAACACAATGGCAAGACCACTACGCAGAGTCATAAAGCAATCAGCACAGGAATGTATGGAGGCGTTGATCGCCGCACACGAGAAACTGTTCGTCGATCTCACCGCACGCCGTGAGTATTGGGAGTCAGTCGGGAATCGTTCCGATCACATCGGCGAGTTCCTGCGTGAGGTCGAGTCGATCATCGCAGATGGAACGGAGGTGATCGAATGAGACCAGCCATCACCACAACTCCACAGGCAGCCGTCAACGAGATCCTCGGATCGATCGCCTGGCGACATCTCGGCATCGCCGACATTGAGAACCTCGACGAAGATCCAGTCGACCAGTACTCACGCATCAAGATCAGAGAAGCACTCGCCGAGTCGTTCTTGGCGGGAACAGCATGGGGCATCGACAACAAGAAAGGCAACCAATGACAACTACACCCGAACAACTGCAGCGCATCCTCGAGACTCTTTTCCCAAGATCAAAGTACGCAACTCAACCCGCACCAGTCGAGACAAAGGTCGAAGTCAAGATCGAAGACAAGCCAACAACAGAAAAGGAAAATACCAAATGATTTCTATTTTACTTGTCGCTGCACTCGCAGCGTGCATCGTGTACATTGTCGGTAGTTCAGAGTCGGTCGACAACCAATGTGGTGTCGATCTCA